GTGTCCTCTCCCCCTCCGGCATTGAACCGGGGGTCGCCCGCACACGTACGCGGAAATCTAGTCTAGGAGGCAAACGGTGACCATCGTTCATTTTGGCTTGCGTCACCCGGGAGCAGCCGGACGAGTTCAGGCTACGGGTCGAGTGGCTTGGATTCCCACCGAGCGCAAGGTTGATGGGTCTCTCGTAGTCCTCCCGTCCCGCGTTTCGGTCACTCTGACCCCCGAAGCATCCGCCGAGATTGAACCCGGTACTTACCTCTTCCACGAAGAGGCCGTGGGCGGTATCTCCGCTTACCGGATCGTCCCGAACGCCATTGAGGTCGAATACGCCTCTTTGGTGGCGGTTGATCCAGCCACTCTGGACCCCGAGGCGCAGCCCGAGGCCGCTTGGTACGCCTTCGTGGAGTCTCTGAACGCTTCCAACGCCGACATGCTGGCTTCGGCGCTGTCCGCGCAGCACTCCGCTGAACTCGCGCAGCTCTCCGCGACCGGTTCGCAGACCTCCGCTGCAGCTTCGGCGCAGCTTTCGGCAGGATCGGCGCTCGCCTCCTCCAACTCCGCTACTGCTTCCGCGAACTCCGCGACTCAGGCGGGAACGGCCCGTGATGGGGCAGTTTCGGCCCAGGCATCAGCCGCTGGGCATGCTTCGGCGGCTTCCGGATACCGGGACGTAGCTGCTGAGTACGCCGACGAGGCGGCAGAACAGGCCGGACTTGCCCTCGTCCGGGCTGGGACGGCCACAGACGCCGCCGCAGAGGCCACCGCAGCGGTTCTAGGCTTCGGGATCGGTACGGTGTCCACCGTGGGGCCGTCGGAGGCCGCAGCAGCGACCGTCACTGGGCCTGTCGGAAATCGAGTCCTCAATCTGACCCTCCCTCGTGGCGCAACACCAGTTTTCTCGGTGTTGGAGACTACGACTGGACCTGAAACCCCCGGCGCAACTGGCCTAAAGGGCGAGAAGGGCGACAAGGGAGACCCGGGCGGATTGATCGGGGCTACTGAACTCGGTACCACTCACCTCGATACGGTAATCACTGCAGGCCTTTACCGGCAGACCAACGGGTCCAACGCCACAACGGCCAACGGGTACCCACAGACCATCAACTCAAGTTCCGTAATGCTGGTGTTTGCGGCTTTGACCAGCAACATCACTCAGGAGTTCCGACCGATACTCGGCGGACACGGAGATCGGGTGTTCTGGCGTCGGTTTAGTTCCAACTCCGGGGTGGCTTGGTCACCTTGGCGGGCGTTTACCAACTCCCGAATGGACAACACCGTCGGACGCGCGTTGTACAACTGGGACGAGACCAACGGTCGAGAGCAGATCATCTGGGGTGATACTGGACGCCGGAACATCAGCGCTCAGGCCAACGGCACCTTTACTGGTGGCGGTAAGCTCACCATCCGCCGCGAAGGCTCGCTGGTGGATATCTACTGTGTAGGCTGGATGCCCGGAGCCGCTGGCACCGTCCATCTGCTGGCCTCGGGATTGCCTACCGGTTTCAAGCCGTCAAACAGCCGAAACTGGTTCGCAGCCCAAAACAGCGTACCGGCCCTTTGCACCATGGCCTTCGATGGAACCACCATCGCGGTTATCAGCAATGCCGCCGACACGCACCCGATCAGTTTCAGCTTCTCGTACTCGACTACCGACCCCTGGCCAACCGTGCTACCGGGTTCGGCTGACGGCGCGATACCACCAGTCTAGGAGGATCAATGGCACGTACACCGGATGATCCTACTAAGGCTCAGGTTTGGGTCGACAACACCGACCCGCTGAACCCGAAGTTCGAGTTCTACTTCCCCCGGGGAGCCAAGGGCGAAACAGGCGGTATCGTCAACCCGACCAACATCGGGGCCGGGTACGACTGGAACAACTTGATCGTCTCGGGCGTGTATTACGCGTCCGGGTCGGATCTGGCTGGCCAGCCGAACAGTCCGCCCTCTATGGCAATCGGCGTGAACATTATCGTTCAGGCCCGCAACGCGGCGATCGTGACCCAGTACGCCAACACGGTCAGCAACGCACACTCGCAGATCCTTTTCCAGCGTTCGCTGGTGTCGGGGGTTTGGGGTCCGTGGAAGGTGTTCCGTAATACAAACATCGACAACACGGCGGGCAAGGCGATCTACATCTGGGATGAAACCCAGAACCGGTCGCAGCTCATGTATGGTGATACTGGTTGGCGAGATATTTCGGCTCTATTCCCGACCCTGACCTCTGGATCGGTCTTGGTACGCCGAATTGGCTATACCGTCTACTGGAAGATTAACGCCATATTCACTACAGCGGGCGGTAACCAAGTAGTGGGTACCCTCCCCGATGGGTTCCGTCCCGCCTTCGCAGACACGGAATTCCTGGGACATACTGGTACCGGGACTCCGGTCCGAGTCAACGTCACCACAAATGGCAACGTGACGGGCTACACTCTGACGACGGCGCATTTGATCACGTATAGCGGATCGATTGCGGTGTCCCAGAGCTGGCCAGCAACGCTGCCCGGAACCGCCGTCGGCACCATCCCGAACCTTTAGGAGACACTGTGGACCTTCACGGAATGACCGAAGAGCAGCTCGAACAGCTCCTCAACCTCGTGCTAAACGAGAAAGAACGCCGGGAACGGCTCAAGCAGATTCCCGCCACCGTCGCGATGCTCGCTGGGCAGTTCCGTGACGGTGGCGGAGAACAAACAGAGCTGCTCGCAGCAATCGGAGGGTAACATGGGATTCGATCCGGCCTCGTTCGACAACAAGAAAATGTCGGAATATGTCGAGAAGTCGATCGAAGCCATGAAGGACGACCTCTCCGAGAAGGACTGGGGTATCGTCGGCGGTATCCGGACTATGGCGGAATATTGCGATAGTACCCGGCATACCGTCGAGGCCCTCAGCCTGAACGGCGAGGCCGAGCCGAAAGATTTGATCCGCGCCATGGAGCTTCACAATAAAGCGATCTACACGATCCCGCAGATCATCTCGGGTCTGGAGAAGCTCGGAGGCTCCATCGCCGCTCGTAAAGCACTCGACATCAAGAACGAGAAGCCAAAGAGCGGCCTTGCAGCAGTGAGGGAGCTTCGAAGTGGCAACAACAGCGACCAAAAAGCGCCCGCCAAGTCGCGCGGCAGGCAGCAAAAGGCCACCGGCTAGGAAAGAGCTGCTCGGCTCGGAGGTCCCCAGGGTTTACACGCCACCAAAACGGCGTCTGACCCCAAAGACCACCCGAGGGTTCGAGTGTATCGCTTTTGCCGAGCAGGTGCTGGGCCTTTACCTGTACCCGTGGCAGAAATGGGTGCTGCTGCACGCGCTGGAGCTGAACCCGGACGGCAAGTATCGTTTCCGCACCGTGGTTCTGCTGGTTGCCCGCCAGAACGGCAAGTCCCTGCTGTTGCAGGTCCTGTCTCTGTGGCGAATGTACGTCGATGAAGCCCCGCTCGTAATCGGCACCGCGCAAAACCTCGACATCGCTGAGAAGCAGTGGTCCGAGGCTGTCGCGCTCGCCGAAGATAACGAGGACCTCGCAGCCGACATCTCCGCCGTGGATAAGACCAACGGCAAGAAGTCGCTCCGGATCTCGTTCAAGAACCCGGACGGCGAGATCGTCCGCTCCCAGTACAAGGTAACTGCCGCTACCCGCAAGGGTGGCCGTGGTTTGTCCGGCGATCTGGTGATCTTGGACGAACTCCGAGAGCACTCCTCGTGGGACGCATGGGGCGCAATCACCAAGACCACAATGGCCCGACCCCGGGCACAGGTTTGGGGCGTCTCCAACGCGGGCGACTCCTCCTCGGTCGTGCTGTCGCACCTGAGGGATCAGGCCGCTGCAGCGATTGAGGCAGGCGACACCGACGAGGTTTCGTTGGGTCTTTTCGAGTTCTCCGCGCCACCAGAAATGCCGACCTCGGATCGTCGGGGCTGGGCAATGGCGAACCCCTCCGTGGGGCACAAGGACGCCGAGGGCGAGATCCGCTTGACTGAGGAAGCGTTGGCTTCGGCCCATGCGACCGACCCTGACCCGGTGTTCCGGGTCGAGTGTCTCTGTCAATGGGTATCGACCGCAGCGGTCGGGCCTTGGGAGGCCGGTCACTGGGAGAAGCTCAAGGACATGAACTCGAAGCGAGTAGGCAACTACTACTTCGGCGTTGATGTCTCGTGGGACCGCAAGTACACGTCAATCTCGGTAGCTGGCTTCCGCGAGGACGGCAAGATCCACGTAGAAGTTATCGCCTACCGCGCCGGGACAGACTGGGTAATACCCTGGCTGGAGGAGCGGAAGGACCGCGAAGGACTTCTCGGGGTCGCGCTGCAAGAGAATGGCTCCCCGGTGGCGTCGCTCCTGAAAGATATGGTCGAGGCCGGAATCCGGGTGGTTGGCTGGTCCGGTGGCGAACTCGGTCGAGGCACTGGCCAATTCTACGACAAGGTAACTCAGGGTGTGGTCCACCACCTGAACCAAGAGATCCTGAATCTCGCGGCTTCAACGGCGCAGACCAAACCCATTGCAGATTACTGGGTGTGGGACCGGAAGCGCTCACCGTTTGACGTTTCGCCATTGATCGCGATAACCGCTGCAGTCTGGGCTTTGTGCCAGCCTGTGGAGGAGCAAAAAACCAGCGCATACGATAACGAAGAGATGATCTTCGTGTGATCTCCGGAGGGAGCACTAGTGGGAATTTTTGACAGCCTCCGGAACGCACTAGCACCGGCCACTCAGACCGACTATGGGTCGGTTATGCTGTGGGGTGTCCCGGCCAGCTTCGACGATGTCCGGACGCTGATCCGGGGGCAGGACCCGTCCAGCCTCTACCGCAGCCAACCGAACCTCCGAACGGTAATCTCGTTCATGGCTCGCAACATCGCCCAGCTTGGGGTTCACACCTTCAAGCGTCTGGACGATAACGACCGCAAACGAGACCGGGCCAGCATCACCGCCCAGACCATCAAATCCCCCAACCGGTCGCAGACCACCTACGAGCTGATCTATTCTTTGGTGGCGGATCTGGCCCTGTGGGACGAGGCGGTCTGGTTGGTGGTCGAGGATATCGACCGTCCCTCTGGCTGGTCCATCCAGCCGATCCCGATGCCTTGGGTTCAGGGTTTCGGAGGCGGGGACATCTGGGGTCCGGCTTGGGTGAAGGTAATGACTCCCGGCGCAGTCGAGGCAGTCAAGATTCCCATGAAGGACGTTCTCTACTTCCACGGGTGGGACCCGGCCAACCTCAACAAGGGCGTCTCGCCCGTTGAGGCGCTCAAGGCCACGATGTCCGAGCAAGTACACGCCATGATCTACCGCGAGCAGCAGTGGACCAAGGCGGGTCGCGCCGGACTAGTGGTCACCCGTCCCAAGGAGGCTCCGAGCTGGACGCCGGACCAGAAGCGCAAGTTCAAAGAGGTTTTGGACTCCAAGCTGAACGGTGACTCCGGGGCCGACGCGGGTGGCTCGATCATCTTCGAAGATGGGATGGAAGGTAAGCGCCTTGGCTTCAACGCCAAGGAGGACCAGTTCATCGAAGCGGCCAAGCTGAGCTTCCAGACAGTATGTCAGGTCTACCACATCAACCCGACGATGGTGGGCCAGCTCGACAACGCCAACTTCTCCAACGTCCGCGAGTTCAACAAGTCGCTCTACACCAACACGCTCGGGCCGATCCTGGCCCAGTTGGAGGACCGACTCAATACGTTCCTCGTGCCGAAGCTCGACCCGGGTACGGACTCGCTCTACATCGAGTTCAATATCAAGGAGAAGCTGCAGGGTTCGTTCGAGGAGCAGGCGGCAGTGATGTCGGCTGCAGTCGGCGGTCCTTGGATGCTCCGCAGCGAAGCCCGTTCACGGGAGAACCTGCCGGAGATCGAGGGTGCCGATCAGCTGATCGTCCCGCTCAACGTCGTAACGGGTGGCCAAGCCTCACCGGCTGACTCCACCCCGGACAGCATCACCGGCCAGAATCAGTACCTGCCGCTAGCCCAGAAGGCGCAGCGGGACTGGGGACCGGTCGGGATTCTGGACCTTGGCGAGAAAGGCCGGGGGTCGGACACAATCCAGTCCAACATCGAGAAAGCGTTGAAATCCTTCTTCAAGCGTCAGTCGGCGGTCGTGCTGACTGCGCTGGGAGCCAAGGCCGGAGACGAATGGTGGGACGAGGCGAGGTGGAACCGCGAACTTGCGGAGGATCTCTACAAACTGGCGGTGATGGTCTCTCACAAGATCGGTCGTCAGGTGGCGGAGGAACTCGGGTTCGACGCTGACGCCTACGACTCGGAGCGCACGCTCAAGTTCCTCCAAGCGGTAGCCAAGTCACGAGCGGAAGCTATCAACGGGGCCACGAAAGCGGCTCTCGATGCAGCCCTGGAATCGACAGAGGACGAGGATGCTCCAAGCCCGTCCGATGTATTCTCCAAGGCCGAGGACAACCGGTCGGTGACAGCCGCAGCGGCTCTGCTCACCGGCTGGTCTGCATTCGCCACCATCGAGGCCGCAAAACAGGTCCCGGGCGAATTCGAGGCCAAGACCAAAACTTGGATTGTCAATTCATCCAATCCGCGCAAAGCGCATTCCAGGATGAACGGCGAGACGGTGGCGGTTGACGCCAAATTCAGTAACGGAGCCGATTGGCCGGGAGATCCGGTCCTCGGAGCCGATGGAGTGGCGGGGTGCACTTGCTCCGTCTCAGTATCAGTCGAGTAACCCGGAAAGGGAAAACATCGTGAAGATGAAAGACACCCGAATCAGGGTGAAAGCTGGTCCCGAGGACGGCCTCAAGGACGGCCAGTTCGAAGCCTACGCCTCCGTCTTTGGCAACAAGGACTCCTACGGCGACGTTGTAGTACCCGGCGCGTTCACGGACACTCTGTCCGGGTGGAAGGACAGCGGCAATCTCCTGCCGCTGCTGTTCGGCCACAACATGAGCGACCCGGACTACAACATCGGCCACGTGGAGGACGCCAAGGAGGACGACCACGGCCTGTTGACCCTGAACCAGCTTGATCTGGAGTCGCCAAAAGCGGCTCAGGTCTACCGGCTGATCAAGGGTCGCCGGATCAACCAGATGTCGTTCGCATACGATGTCCTTGAAGGCGGCTGGGCCAAGCGCCAGAAGGACCCGGACGCCGGAGACGGCCCGGACAACGAAGAAGAATACTTCGAGCTTCGTAAGCTCAAGCTTTACGAAGTCTCGGTGGTTCCGATTGGAGCCAATCAGGAGACCGAAATTACGGCAGTCAAGGCGGCTGCCCTCGCCGAGCAACAGCTCCGTGAGGGTACGCTCTCCCCCGCTGCTTTCGAGTCGCTCCTGAAAACCTACCACTCCATCGGCGATTTGCTGATGGGTGGTGCACGCTCTCTGGAAGCAGCCAGCGGCAAGGGCCAGGGCAAGGCGGAGGAGCCGGTAACGGCCAACGCCGAGGACCCCCGTCCAAAGTCGTCCGCTAGCTCTCGGAGCCTCGCGGCAGAACTCCAACTCCTCTCACTGGAAGGTTAATCCAAAATGGATATCAAGGCAAAGCGCGCCGCAGCTCTGAAAGCGGCACGGGAACTTCACGCCAAGGCAGGCGCGGAGTCCCGCGACCTGACCCCGGAGGAAGAGACCGAAATCTCCAACCTCATCACCGAGGTCAAGGGCTACGACGCCAAGATCGCCGCTGGCGAACGCGGCAAGGGCCTGCTCGACGCCATTGGCGCTCTGGGCGACGCCGACGAAGAGAACGCCGACCGTCGCAAGGACGGCCTGCAGGAAGCCGCAGCTTCGCTGGGCGACCACTTCGCCGCGACCGCCTACAAGGCCGTCAAGGAGAACCTCGGCGTTAAGGGCTTCTCCACCCAGACCCCCGAGTGGGAAGGCCCCTCCAAGGCCGCTGGTGACACGCACACCATCGGTTCGGTCTTCCAGACCCCGGTTCTGACCACGTTCGATCGCACGATCGTTCAGGCACCTCGCCCGGAGTTGATCCTCGCGGATCTGCTCGGTTCCGGCACCCTCGCCGGTACCGCAATCTCCTACTTCATCGAGCAGGGACCCATTCAGGGTGCCTTCACGACCGTAGCGGAAGGCGCGGGCAAGCCGCAGGTCCACTTCCCGGACCCGATCACGGCGACCGACGCGATCCGCAAGATCGCCGGTTACATCAAGTTCACCGACGAGATGATGGAAGATCTTCCGTTCGTCGTCTCCGAGATCAACACCCGTCTCCTCTACGAACTGGCCAAGTTCGAAGAGCAGCAGCTGATCTACGGTGACGGCACCGGCACCAATATCCTCGGCCTGCTGAACCGCTCCGGCATTCAGCTCGGTGCTCGCACCTCCGGCGAGTCGGTGGCGGACGCGATCTTCCGTCAGATCACCGCAGTTCAGACCGGTTCCGGCCTCACCGCCGATTCCTTGGTCATGCACCCGCTGGACTACCAGTCCCTGCGCCTCCAGAAGGACGCCAACGGCCAGTACATGGGCGGCGGCTTCTTCCAGGGTTCGTACGGCAACGGCGGCATGATGGTCAATCCTCCGGTCTGGGGTCTCAAGACCTTGGTCACCCCGAGCATCGCTCAGGGCACGGCAATCGTGGGTGCGCTCAAGCAGGCCACCACGGTTTACCGCAAGGGTGGCGTCCGCGTCGAGTCCACCAACTCGCACTCCACGGACTTCACCGACAACAAGATCACGGTCCGCGCTGAGGAGCGCATTGGCTTGGCAGTTCGCAAGCCGTCCGCCGTGGTTAAGCTGAACCTCGCACCGGTAGCCTAGTATGGCAACCGTTGAGGAACAGCACAAGCTCCGTTTGGCCGGACAGGCTGCAACGGTAGCTGCTCAGGGTGCGCTGACCGCGACGGCTTCCGTTGCGGCACCTACGAAAGCTGAGTTCGACAAGGTAGTGGCGGATAACGTCGCTGGCCGGAACAAGCTCAATGAACTGATCGCAGCGCTCAAAACCGCTGGGATCGTGGCCTAACAAAGCCACTTGGGGGTCCGGGCAATCTAGCGGGTTGCCCGGGCCTCCTCTCCCATTCTTAACCCGGAAGGAACGCCACAATGGCAAAGACCCACGTTTACGAAGTAATCATCGGCGGCATCAAGCACCGCATCCAAGCGACCGAGGAGTACGCCGCCTCCTTGGGTGAAGGTGCAGCCAAGAAGCTCACCGACGCACAGGCCGCAAAGCCGCTGGAAGTTCCCGAGGCCGGACAGCCCGAGAACAAGGAAGCCAAGGCTCCCGCCAACAAGTAACGATGGAAAGGGGTGGCCGTCTTGGTCGCTATCGCTGATATCCCCGACTTCGCGACCCCCGAGCAGTTGAGCGCCTACACCAAGGGCGCGATTCTGGCCGGGGACCCCCGCGCAGTTGACGCAATTAAGGCGGTCACCCAGTCCATCCGGCGAGAAGCCGGGTGGCACATCGGGCCGACCGTCGTGGGGCATTCCTTGACCTTGGATGGTCCCGGAGGCCCCACGCTGGCTCTGCCTACTCAGAAGCTCCAGGAGCTGCACTCCGTGACCGAGCTGGGGGTCTCCCTCGACGTAGACGAACTGGACTGGTCCGAAATCGGACTGGTACAGCGACCCTACTGCAAGTCATGGACGCACCGCTACCGCAAAATCCAAGTAGTCATGGACCACGGGTTCGATGAACTCGCGGAACTGACCTTCCTCACTCTTTCGCTCGTCGCCCGTGGGCTGGCCTCCCCGATGGGAGCCACCCGGGAACAGGCAGGCGCAATGTCCATCAACTGGGGCACGGTCCAACAGGGCGTCTCCGGTGGGCTGGTTCCGCTCGAATACGAGCGGGAGATCATTAACTCTTACAAGCTGGTGGTCTAATGCTCCCGATATCCTTCGCCCGGATGAACCTCGTCAGGCTCCGGCCTGCAGAGGTCAGCGACCACGGCAACAAATCTTGGGACTACACGACCCCGGCTCGGGCCGACCTTCCCGGCTGCATTGTCCAGCCGCTACAATCGACCGAGGTTTCGATCAACCGGGACGCCACGCTCACCCAGTACAGCGTATTGGCCCCGACCGGGCACGACATTCGCGACTACGACCACATCGAGTACCTAGGTCGCGAGTATCAGATCGTAGGCGAGGTGCAGATCCAGCCCAGCCCGTCCGGGACGATGGACCACGCCACATTCACCATGAACCGCTGGGAGGGATAGTGGCCGAAGAGATCAAGGTCGTCTTGAACGAACCCGGCATCCGGACCCTGCTCAACAGCCCCGAGGTACAAGCCTTCCTGCTGGATAAGGCCCGGGAGATGGAGTTCGAGGCTGAATCGAACGCCATGGCGGGTTCGGTCTACGAGGACGAACCCCCGAGGTTCGAGTCCTCGGTCCAGTCCGGCAAGAACCGAGCTAGGGCTTCGGTGATCACGGCCAACAAAGAGGCCAGGATTGCGGAAGCTCAAGGACGAGCGCTCTCCAGCTCGATTGACGCACTAAGGGGCTAAGATGGAAGTTATCATCGCCGGGGACTCCGAGGAGATCCTACGGTCCGCTCTGGAGCGTGACGTTTCCGCGATCCTCGGCTCCCCGATAGAGGCCGCGACTAAGGTTCCGAAGCCCCGACCCCGCGAGTTCCTGATCGTCCGCCGTGTGGGTGGCGTGATGCGCGATCTGGCAACGGACGAACCTACAATGATTGTGGAGGCTTGGGCCGACACCGAAACTCGGGCTGTGAGGATCGCTTCGATCGCTCGCGGCCTGCTCCATTGGTACACCGAGATCGATGGATATTCAATACTGGGTTGCGACGAGATCTCCGGTCCCGTCAATCTCCCGGACGGTCTGTCCGCGCAAGTGCGATACACCGCCACCTACGTTGTGGGCGTCCGCTCCAACGAAACCGTTACTCCTGCCTGAAAGGGATAAATACAAATGACTACCAAGGTCGCTAACGTATTCACAGGTGCGCCGGATCAGCTCGTCACCGGAGCAATCCTTCGCGCACCCGTCGGAACCGCACTCCCGGCGAGCATCGCCTCCACGCTCGACCCGGCCTACATCGACTCCGGCTACATCGGCCCGGACGGCTTGAAGCTGACGCCGAACACCAAGCTGGCCGACATCAAGGACTGGAGCGGTACCACGATCCGCAAGGTTCTGGAAGAGTTCGCCGCCGAGCTGGGCTGGTCCCACTTGGAGCTGTCCACCGAAGCGCTCCGGGCGTACTTCGGAGACCTCAACGTGGCGGTAATCGCCTCTCAGGCGTTCCTCAATCCTCCGGTCCTCACCAAGGGCGCGACGGCCACTACGGGTGGTACTCTCCCGGCTGGTGCGACGTTCTGGCGGATCACGGCCGTTAACGCCAACGGCGAGACCCTGGCCTCCAACGAGATCAGCTCGGTACTCACCGGCTCGACCTCCACTCAGGTTATGACTTGGGTGGCGGTTGCTGGCGCTACCGGCTACAAGGTCTACCGTGGCAACTTCTCCGGTGGACAGGACAAGTTGGTTACTACGCTCGGTGCGGTCACCACCTACACCGATACTGGTGTTGCTGGCACGGCCTCCTCGGTCCCTGCAGCCAACTCCACCGGTAACGGCCTGATGCACAAGGTCCAGCTCAACGGTCAGGATATGCCCGTTAACACTTGGGTCTACCGCATCAAGGACGGTCCCCGTAAGCTCATGATCGTGGTTCCGCTGGGACAGGTCACCGAGCGTGGAGAGCTTTCCTTCACCCAGAAGGACGCGGTACAGCTTCCGGTCAAGCTCACCACTTACCCGGATGCACTCGGCAACAACGTCTACATCTTCACCGATACGGGCGTCTACACCGCATAAGACCCGGGCAGGGAAGGTACCGGGATCGCCTTCCCTGCCCGTCTACTCCCAATGATCCCAACCCATCCTACAAGGAGATCCCAATGACCCTTACACCCGATTTCACCCCCGAAGAACTGGCCGAGCTTCGCCGCGTCCGAGCTGAACAGGCCGCAGAGCAGAACCAGCCGATCAGCGAGGTGCTCGACGACGTACCCGCAATCTACCGGGTACCGGCCTCCAAGGCCAGCCTTAATCAGAACCAGTTCCGCTTTCAGCTCCCGGGCGAGGACAAGATCCGCTCGATCCCGAAGCTCAAGTTCCTCAAGCCCAAGATCGCAATGCAGGTCGAGGGTATGCCCGTGCAGGCCGCGCTGCAGCTCCTGTTCTCCCTGTACGAACCCGGCCTGATCGACGAATTCGACGACATGGAACAGCTTGAAGGCGTTCTGCAGTCGTGGGCCAAGGCGTCCGGAGTTTCGTTGGGGGAATCGAAGCCCTCCTCGGATTCCTAAGGGAACACAGGGGGGCTGTCGAATACACCCTCCTCTCCCTCGGTAAAAACCTAGATCAGCTCGGCACAGCGGACCTCGACTGGCACCAGTTATGGGTAATCATAACTAACTCTCCAGCGGGGTCCGCTCTGGCTGTATCTATGTACGGCGAGGCGTCTTTGTGGGGAGTCACGGATCACCTTTTGGCGATCATCGCGGACACCCTCAACGACGCGAACTGGCAGCGAGGCGGAGGCAAGGGCGCACAGCCGGAGCGCATTAAGCGTCCCGGCGTGAAAGACAAATCTCAATCGTTCGGTGCTGATCCGATTAAAATCAGTGAATTTAATGACTGGTGGGATGGAGACTAAACCCTATGACAGCAGTAGAGGTAGGCTCGGCGTATTTCTCGCTGCTGCCATCGGTAAAGGGCCTCCAAGGTGCTATCGCCAAAGAAGTCTCCGGCGTGGACGGAAAGTCTGCCGGTGATTCCATCGGTCGCAGCATGGGTGGCGGGATCTCGGGGGCACTAAAGGCCGTCGTGGGTCCCGCTCTCGCGCTGTTCGCCGGAGCGCAAATCAAGCAGTTCGCCTCCGATTCGGTGGCGAGCTTCTCGGAGCTGGAAGACTCCACCGCAGCAGCGGGGGTCGTATTCGGCGACTCGATGAATCAAATCATAAACCAGTCCAAAACGGCAGGCTCTACTCTCGGCCTGTCCTCGCAGCAGGTCATCAACGCGGCCAACACGTTCGGCACCTACGGCAAGTCGGCTGGTCTTGCGGGTGGCGATCTGGCGACCTTCTCCACCGACCTGACCTCGCTGGCCGGTGATATGGCGTCCTTCAAGGGCACCAGCACCGAACAGGCAATCGAGGCGGTGGGAGCCGCGCTCCGAGGCGAGACCGAACCGATCCGCGCTTACGGCGTGATGTTGGACGATGCGAGCCTGAAAGAGGAGGCCCTAGCCAAGGGCCTTATCACCACCACCAAAGATGCGCTGACCCCGCAGAACAAGGTGTTGGCGGCACAGTCCCTGATCTTCAAGCAGACCAAGGATGCGCAGGGCGACTTTGCCCGCACGTCCACTTCTACGGCCAACGTAGCCAAGACCCTTGCCGCCGAATCCGAGAACCTGTCGGCCAAGGTCGGCGGGTTCTTGGCCCCGGCCTTTACCGCAGTCCGGCTCAAGGCGCTAGACGGCGTACGCGGTATTTCCGAGATCTTGGATAAGGTCTCGCTGTTCCAGCAGATGCTGAGTGACGGCGCTATCAATGCCGACATCGCGAAGGCCATGAACATCGACCCGAACTCCACGTTCGGTAAGATCTTCACTGAGGGGCTGGGTTCCGGCAGGGCCTTCTTTGGTGGACTCCGTGAGGGTGGCGAGGTCACCTCCGATGGGATCGCTGGGTCCTTCGAGTCTGCAGGTATCCGGATCAATGGGATATGGGCGGACGCTCAGGGTTCCGGGCGAGCTTTCTTCGATACCCTGATCCACGGTGGCGATGAAATCACCTCCTCCGGGATCGCCGGGTTCTTCGAGGGTCTGGGTATCGTCATACACGACACCTTCGGCACCCTCGTTACGACCCTCGGGCCGATGTTCTCTGGACTCTTCACCACTCTGGGGCCGGTGATATCGGCGCTGGTCCCGCAGGTCCTGACGCTGTTCACGAGCTTCTCGCCACTGGGGATGATCTTCCAAGCCCTGCTGCCGGTGCTGCCCGCACTAACGGGTGCGCTCGGTTCGCTTGGGGCCTCGGTCGGTACCACCCTCGGTGGAATCCTCACGGCGGTCATGCCGGTGTTGCAGCAGCTCGCTACGGTCCTCGTGGACTCGCTCGGTACGCTGTTCGTAGCAATGGCCCCGGTCCTGATCCAGTTGTTCGGCCAGCTCGGTTCGTTCTTCGCGGCTCTGGCTCCGATCATCGTGCAGATCGTAACCGTGGTAGTCCAGCTTGTGTCCTCCCTGCTGACGGCTCTGATGCCGGTAATCATGCAGTTGGTCGCGGCGGTAATGCCGATGGTAATTACGATCTTCGGCGCGGTAATCGAGGCAATATTGCCGTTGATTACGATGATCCTCGGCCTGCTTATGCCGGTGATCCAAGCGTTGATGCCGATTGTGGTTACGGTATTCTCCGTGATCGCCGACATCATCACCAACGTGATGCAAGTCATTATGGGCATCATACAGGTCGTGACCGGGATCATCTCGGGTAACTGGGCGCAGGTCTGGTCCGGTATCCTGAACATCGTATCCGGCGTGTTCGGCACGATCATGGCGGTAATCTCCGGCGCAATCCAGATCGTGATTTCGGTGATCGGCAACGGACTGAACGCGGTATTCGGGTTCTTCTCCTCGATCTTCTCGGGAGTCGTGAACTACGTTACCACCTCGTTCAACTCGATTGTAAACGGCGCGTCCGGAATGATCGGTGATCTGGTCGGGTTCTTCGGTGGCCTGATGGGTAAGATCACCGGGGCGCTGGGCAACGTCGGTGGCGCTCTGTTCGACATCGGCAAGAACATCATTCAGGGTCTGATCAACGGTATCGGATCGATGATGGGTGCGATCGGTAATGCGATCGTCTCGCTGGTACCCGGTCCAATCGTCGGGGTGTTCAAGGACCTGCTCGGAATCCGCTCTCCGTCCCGTGTGTTCTTCGGTTTCGGTGTCAACACCGTGGAAGGCTACATTGGCGGTCTGGACTCCATGAAGGACGATCTCACGGGGAGCATGCAAGCTCTGGTCTCCCTGCCTACCATCCCATCGTTCGCGATGCAGGGGTCCCGGGCTTCGTACGACGTGACCCAGGGTGAATACAAGGGCTACTCCGGACCGCTCATTGAGCAGAAGGTTTACCCATCAGAGAAGATGTCCGAGGAGAACCTCGCGGACATCGCGGCAGGAAAGATTGTAGGTGCTCTCCCGTGACGGATAACTCACTGGTTCTTCCATCGTTCGCGAGCCTCCAGCTCACTACTGGGGAGAACGTTCAGTGGGACCCGAACACCCAGCTCTTCATGACTGACATCAAGGGCTGGCACGGCTCCTCGCCGATCCGACGTGATAAATCGGATCGGCTGGGGGCGCACGGTTCACACTCGGAGCGGGGCTGGAAGGACGAACGCCTGATCACGATCCAGGGTTCATTCTTCGGTCCCGCCCCTTGGGTGGCCGAGGAGAAGGTCGAGGAACTGGCGGGGCTGTTCGGGGACGGCAACGCTGGTACGTTTACTACGGTCAACTCCCGGGGCCAGCTCCGGACCGCCGAGGTCTACCTTGCGGGGGATGGGTTCGATCCGGTCTGGACCGGGCGTTCCCAGTTCACCTTCACTATCTTCCTGCTCGCGCCGGACCCTCGCAAGTACGGGACGCCGAGCGTCTCCCCGGAGATTGGCGTCCCGACTGAGGGCGACGGCCTGAAAATGCCGCTGTTTACTCCGTCCGGGGTTCTGGACTTTGGGGTGGCGGGTAATCCCGGCACCACCTCACTGACGAACACCGGGACCGCCGACACGGGCCAGATCTTCACGATCAAGGGCACGTACGTCCCGGGATTCACGATCACCGAGACCAAGAGTGGTCGACGTCTGGTGTATACTGGAATCTTGCGGGCTGGACAAGAGCTGACTCTGAACTCCGATACCGGCGCGGTCCTTCTGGATGGTTACGCTCCCCGCGAGCTGGCCGTTTCGGAGTGGGTCCGGCTGGGACGCGGTGAATCCGGGGTTTGGCTCTTTGAGTCTCCGGGTTCAGTCGGCGCTACAATGAAAGTTGAGGTCAGGCCCGCATGGTGGTAGACGATTCGTTCCGAGTGTTCGTGGGGGACGTGAGGACAGGGCGCGTAAACGCCACCATCCCCACGTCGTCCTTCAAGTGGGGAATCCGACTGAACGCAGCGGGGCCAATCAACGCCACCATCCAAACCGCCTCCGAGGAGGCCCGGTTTCTGGACCTGCGCAACCTGACTCTGACCAAGAAGCAGTTCCTCGGGGTGGCGTATAACGACACCATCTTGGAGTGTGGTCCGATCTGGAAGCGCGGGTTCAATCCCAAAACCTACCAGCTCACGCTACAGGCGCAGGGGCTGTGGTCGATCTTCGACCGGCGAAAGAACGTACCCGGGGCCGCTCTCCGTGCAATCGGAGACCCGGCACGGATCGAACCAGCCCTAGCCAAGTACAAGGTCCAGGGAAAGCATCTCGGGTCCATCGCACGGGAAATCGTCCGACGCTCCATACAGGACAACCCGTACGGGGGAGATCTGCCGGTGAGTCTGCCCGCAGACATCGCTGGGACTCACGAGCGGGAATACTTCGGGTACAACCTCGGATGGATCGGCGACGACCTCCGAGAGCTGACCGGAGTCCAAGGCGGGCCGGACCTCCGGTTCCGCCCAAGGTTTAAGGCGGGCGACCCGTCGATGGTCGAATGGGTCCTCGAACACGGCAAGGTAGACATTCTGCAGCAGGTCGGCCCGGACTGGCGCTGGGACGCCTCGGTGGAAAAAACCCCGGTGGCCGAGTACGGCGTCGATCAGGACGGGTCCGAAATGGCCGATTTCGCGTGGGCACCGGGTTCGGGGCAGGAAGAGGCCATGCCGGTCCGAACCGCCCGCAACCTCAAGCTGTTGAATGCGGGATACCCGTGGACCGAGACCGAGAACGGGAACTCGCAGGAAGAGAACCCGGCAGTTCTGCAGGGGCTGGCCAACCGGGCCATCTCGGACCGGGTGCTCCCTTGGGACGGCTGGTCGATGATCGTCAAGGCCAACGGCAATCCGAAGCTCGGGTCGTACCTGCCGGGTGACTGGGCCAAGGTCCGGACCCCCAACAACCACTCGATTCTGCCGCCCAACCGGGATGCCCGGGTGCGGCTCCTGTCGATTGACGGGGACCACACCAACAACGTTGCAATGGGCGTAGCCCCGATCCAAGGGAGCGTATAGTGACTGCAATTCCGGAAGAGCTTCCTCCGGTCCTCGAACCTGAGGTCGAGGCGAATGGCATCCCCCGGCGCACGATTGAGCCGGACCCGATCCTCCAGATTCGGCGGATGCTGACGGAACTGTCCCAGAAGGTCGCCAAGCTCAGTAAGAACTCGGATTTGAGGAACAGCTCAATTTCGGGTGGCGAGGGCATGGTGGTCAAGGACGACGAGGGCAATATTCGCCTCCGAATCTCCACCGAGGAAGCGGCTATCATCGCCTACAAGGCGGACGGTACCGAGACTGCCCGTTATGGACTCCTGGCTCACTCCGACCCGGGCGAGTACGGGATCGAGGCGCTGACTTCGGCGGGCTGGTCCCACGTCGGCGCTGGGGTGGCGGATTGGGCCACGCTGGACGGGAAGCCCACGACCTTCCCCCCATCGACCCACACTCACTCCGGCTCCCAAATCACTTCGGCTGTAGCCAACGCCACCGCAGCAGTAACCGCCACCTCAGCGACCACAGCTTCGGCTGCAGCGTTGGCAGACGGGTCGAGCTACGCGTTCAACAACAACGTCACCGGCTCGACCTTCTATGCCGTTTGGGTGGGCAATGATGGTGGGTTCCACCTCGGGCGCAACACCTCCTCGATCCGGTACAAGATGAACGTCCGGGACGCGTGGAACCTGAGCACGAAGATCATGGATCTCCGGACCGTGGTGTACGACCGGAAGCCCTCGTTCCGTCCAGTGCAAACCGCAGACGGCGAACCAGCGCAGGGTCCTCAGTTGCGGGTCGAAGGCGCTAAGAACGAATTCGGCATGATCGCTGAGGAAGTGGCGGAGATCTGGCCCGAGGTAGTGACCTACTTCGACGGCCAAATCGACGGCATCCGGTACGACCTGATCGGCCCCCGGCTGATCCCGTACACACAACACCTATTGGACACCGTGTCCCAACAGGATAAACTGATTAAAGATCTGACTGCTCGGTTGGATCGGTTGGATGGAGGCGGCACCGCATGACGCTTAAGCGCGGTCTATTTGTTCCCCTGAATGGGGCGACTGGTACTACACCGATTGAAGCGAGGTTGGCCCTCGGAGGTATGCTGGTTGAGAACGCACCGGGGGTGCCTCGGTCCGGCGTGATGGAGAACGCCAAGACGAACCTCGTGTACGGCTCCGGAGCTTCTCTTTCGGCTATCGTGGACCCGTCACACTACATCGTCCACCGAACCCAGGGAGAGGGCGCGTACAGCTTCTCCAATGAGGGAACGACCACCGTCCCGCTAGCTGCGGCCCCCGGTGCGAACTCCCGTATTGACCTAATCTGGGTAAAGCAGAACGACACCACCAAAGGCGACCCGGACAACAACGCAATCGTCGGGGTGGAAACCGGAACTGCTGCGGCGACTCCGAGTGGCTCCTATGGTACCGTCCCGGCTGGCGCAATGGTGTTGGCCGAGGCGCTGGTCTCGACCGGCAACACCCTCGGCACTCAGGTGTCTTACACTCAGGTGTTTGAATACACTGCAACCCGTGGATCCGCTATCCGGGTCCGGGACCTTGCAGACCGGAACACAATCACCACTCCGTTCCTCGGCCAGCAGGTTATCCGGCTGGATCGAAACAACCACGTCCAGACTTGGAATGGAACGGCTTGGCGCTGGACCTCAACCCCGGAACGGTACTACGCCGACCCGGCGACGTTCAGCATTACCAGCTCCACGGCGGACAAAGTGATTGGGATCGTATCAGCGGCACCGACACGAAGCTACGCCACCCAAGTCCGCGTGAACGGCCGTTTGACGGTTTCCTCGGCTGCGATTGGTTCCGGCTCGCTGCAGCTCCGGACTTGCGTCTCGGCGGGCGTGGAACTGGTGGACGACGCGCAGGCTAAGTCCTTCGTCTCGTTCGGTCCTCCCGGCTCCTACTGGCTCACCGGCAACATGGAGACCGACTGGATCGCAATCGGCGCGGGCATCTCGCCTCGTGCTCGTATCTGGACCCAGGTATTCTCCGGCGCAGTGGCTCACGCAGCCTCCAACGACCGCAAGCACAACCACCTGTGGTGCGAGGTGCTCCCCGCCAATGATTAAGGTCAATGGGGCACGAGGTGCAACTCTTCTGGGGTTCGGGGGTCTGTCAGTCATTTTCGGGCTGGCATACCTGCCGACCCCGATCTCGATCATCCCTCCGATCCCAATGGGGCTGGGCGGGCTGCACGAGCTGATCCCGCTCGGATACTGGGGCGCGGTCTGGTTCCTGATCGGGCTTTACCTAATCTACTCAGCCTTCCGGGAGGACCAATCCCGGGCTATGGCCTTATTCGCCGGAATGTGCGCGATCTGGGGCTTGAGCTACACTTGGGCTTGGATTATAGGGTTGGTGGACGGCAATCCCGCCACCTCCCGTCTTTGGATGGCGTCAACCGTCTACATGTCGTTCTTGGTGGCGTGTATCGGCGTTTCTCGGTTGGTTAACGCTCCGGTCCAGCGAGTTAAAGAGTTGATCGCTGAGATCGAAGAAGGGAAACACTGACATGACCGATCTCTCGGCACCGCTCTTTGATGTGGTAAAGACGGCAGTTACGGTGCTGGGGTCCGGAGGTGCGATGTGGCTAGTCGCCAAGCTGACCCGCAAGAGCCAGCAGGAGTCGAGCCAGATCGCACTACTCACAAACCTGATCGACCAACTACAGGAGGAACGGAACGCGGCAGTCCTTACGGCTAAGCAGGTTCCACTCTGGCGGCGGTACGCTCAGGGTCTTAGGGGCCAAGTTTACCGCCTATCGGAGCAGGTCAGCCGACTTGGGGAAACCCCGGTTGAGTCCGCTCCTATCGAACCTACGGAAGGACTAGAGCTATGACGTACGACCTGTTCGAAGGTCACACTTCGAATAACTTCACCCCGGGCGCTCTCGCAAATCAGGTCTGGGGCCAGGGTCCACGCCGGGTCGAATCGATTACGATTCACTGGTGGGGTAATTACGGGCAGGAGTTCTGGGCGGTTGAGGATTTCCTCTGCAAGAACACCAAGCCGACCTCTGCGCACTTCGTGGCGCAAGAGGGCTTGGTTTCCTGCATCGTCTCGCCGGATGATTCCGCGTGGCACGCCGGTAACCCGTACGGCAACACTACCTCCATCGGTATCGAGTGCCGACCGGAGGCCACGGACGGGGACTACCAGACCATCGCGGAGTTGGTGGCGTATTTGCGCTCCATTTACGGCGACGTGCCGCTCGTGCACCATTACGAGTGGCAGTCCACAGCATGCCCGGGCACATACGACCTTGCCCGAATCGATCGCCTCTCCCGAGGCGTGCACGTAGATCCAATTAAGGAAGAGGAGTTGACCGTGGCCGAGATGGACCGTGGTATCGCATACATTCGCCAGTTGGCTTACACCGGCTGGACTGACGATCAGGGCAAGAAGCACCCCGGCTTCATGCTGGTGATTGAGGAGAACCAGAAGCGGATCGATCAGATCCCCGCTGCAGTCGCCAAGGCGGTCTGGGACACCCCGATCAACCGTGGTACCGCTGAGAAGCCGGTACTCGTGCGGGCGCTCCAGGATTTGGCCAACAACGGCTCGGACACCGCGAAGATCTTGAACCGTCCGGCTTCTTCGGGTGCCGAGGTGAACACCGAAGCGATCGCCCAGTCGGTGTTCGATAAGGTGATTGCGTGGCTCAAGCGATGATCACTTTCAACGTAGACTGGTGGGCGGTTCTGCAGCTCGTGCTGTCGGCGGTTCTGCCGCTGGTGGTTGGACTGATCACCACCCGAATGACAGCGGGGACGAAGAAATCGATCCTGCTGCTGGCCCTGTCGGTCCTGACTTCGTTCCTGACCCAGCTCCTGTCGTGGTGGTTCGGTGGACACTCGGAGCCATACGACCTGTTCTCGGCGCTCCTGCTGGCTCTGGCGTCCTTCGTGATCGGCGTGGGCCTCCACGTGGGGGCCTACTCCTCCAAGAACGCGGACGGTACCTCCATTGCCTCCCGGCTGGCAGACAAGGGCATCACAGCGGACACTCCGGACTTCGGTCCCACGTTCGCCGAGCAATTCCCGTCCTTGCACGCAGTGACCGAAACTACCGCACCCAATGTCGGCCTCCCGAAGTCCTATCTTCACTTGGAGGCTCCGGCAGGGGATCTGGCCGCTTTCGTTGATGCGCCGGGTCCGAAACATAAGGCGTAGTCCGCTTGCGTCAGTAGCAAGCCATACAGTACACTGGTGGTTTGGCACATGGCGTGGCTGGCGGTCCTCCTAGGGATCAGCCCCGGGGTAACTCCCGGGGCTTTTCTCTTGACCTCCAGTTTTCCAGATAGACAACGAGTTAAGGATCACATTTAATGCAAGATACACCGCACGTTTCCCGCAAGACCGAGCAGTACCTGAACGAGGACGGTACGGTTAACCTCCAGTTGACTAACGTCGCGGTAGCGGAGAAGCTGGACGTGAACCACTCGACCGTGAGCCGGATTCGCTCCGGCCAGCGCTACCCGTCCCGGGAGCTGATGCGCAAGATCGAGGGTGAGTTTAACTGGAAGGTAGTCCATCAGCTTGACCTGCTGCCCGACAAGGGCCGGAACCTGCGCTACGCTCAGGAATTCGAAAAGAAGATCATCAAGCGTGACGGACGCGCCACCATTGGCTAGTTTCAGCCACTACACCAAGCTAGCGCTTGAGCTGTCTCGGGAGGACTGCGGGCGCGTCGTGTCAATTGGCAATGGTAAGTGGAACATCGTAGGCATACTAAACCGGGTGGACAACGAGGACATAATCGAGTCTCCGGGCTGGGACTTCACGAGCGGCTCCCGCTCGATCCGCTGCTGGGTCACCGTTGGACCGTTCCGGGGCGAGATCGACCCTCGGTCCCAAGTAATTGTAGAGGTCCCCGGACTGCCAGCGGGTGAGGTAGGGGACGTAATCAAGGGAGAAATCGTTGCGACCGCCACTACTCCAACATCAGATTGAGGGGATCGAATGGATAAGGACCGTAAAGCGGGGGCTGCTCGGAGACGAACCGGGCTTGGGAAAGTCGCGTCAAGCAATCGAGGCCTTCGATGGTCCCGACCGAAGAAACGCGATCATAGCCCCGGCGATGGTGATCAACGGCGGGACGTGGCGGGACCAACTGAACCAGTGGTCGGACTACCCGGAGAACTGGGTAGTGATTCCCTATTCGAGTATGAACGTGCGGGAGAAAACCGCCAAGGGTGGTTTGAAACCCTCTTCAAAACTGGTCCCCGAGCTTACCGGGAAGTTCCATGGCCTAGTAGTGGACGAATGTCACTATACGAAGGGTCGGGGGACGTACTGGACCAAGAGTGTCGAGGAGGTAGCGAAGAACTCCGAGCACGTGCTGGAAATGACGGGAACCCCGATCCCGAACTGGGCGCACGAGATGTACACCCTGCTTCGGGTGCTGTACCCGGAGAAGGCCAAGAGGGGTGGTCCTTTGGGGAGCTACTGGCGCTGGGTGGGGGAGTGGTTCGAAGTGACTCTGAGCCAGCACCGGGAGCACGAGAGAGTGATCGGGCGACTTTTAGCGTGCCGAGCGGAGTGCTATATGAACCCGCCCTCGACACCATGCTCGCATTACAGCGACTTCATGAGCGCGAACCTTGGGAGGCACTTCTTGAGACGCCTCCGCGACGACTGCTTGGACCTGCCTCCAGTCACTATTCAGGAGATCGAGGTGCCTATGAGTACCGATCAGAAGAAACACTACCGGGAGATGAAGAAACACTTCATGACCGAGGTGGACGACAAGGAGATCCTGAGCTGGTCAACTGGAGCACGCCACGTGGCACTCGACAAGATCTCAGTATCTCCATGGTTGTTGAACCCGGTTGGGGAACCCCGAGGGGGGAAATTCGAGCAGCTGAGATTCGACCTCGCCGGGAGGGCAAGACCTACGCTAGTGTTAGCTCACTACAGGGATGTTGTAGAGGGGTGTGTGGGTGTGGCCCGATCAGTGGGGGCTACCGTTGCTTCTGTTCACGGTGGAAATACCAAAACGGCGAATGGGAATGCAGTCCAGGCATTCAAGGATGGGAAACTGGACGTGTTAGTAGGGTCGCTGGAGATGGTGGCGGAGGGACTGCAGCTTACGGTGGCGGATATGGCGATCTTTGTCGAGACGTCCTACAAGCCGTATCGGAACGAGCAGGCTCGACAGCGGGTCCACAGGCTCGGACAGACTCGCCCGGTGACTATCAAGGACTATATAACTCCGGCTACCGTCGATGCCAAGAAGCGGGTGCTTCTGCAGGAAAAGACGACCGACCAGATCCGCTTCATGTCCGCTGGGGACTTCAAGAAATTGCTCTAAACCCAACCATGACGTACATGGGCTGGCTTGACAGGCTGGCAAAGCGTATGGTTGACTAGGTGTACATGGTGAGGCCCTGACCGGGGCCTCACCGGTCACCCAGTAGGAGCCACTCTTGCCGCACGTCACCACTAGGAAACTTGAGCAGATACAGGATCTGCTCGACGAGAACCTGTCCCATACTGAGATCGCCAAGCGACTCCGAGTCTCCCGGACCACGATCCGGTACTACTTCCCCGACCGGCCCGGGTTATCCAAGGCCGAGACCCTGGCCCTCGCCAACGCTGCCCGCAAGGCCAAGCGAGCGATTGTCCGGCCCGGGATCACCGAGCAATACGAGGAATGCCTCGTCTGCGGTGCCGACCGCCTAGAGCAGCGTCGGTTGCAGAAGCTCGGCAAAGGCACTCCGTGTACATTCCGGAAGAGCCACAGCTACACGGTGTTCCATCCGGGGCTGGACCCGGACTGCCCGCGCTGCCAACAGATCGCCAAGTCCCACACCCACCACACTTGCCAGAACAACTAGGAGCCAAAGATGTCCGCCACCGAAATCGATACCAAATCACCGACCCGCATGGGAGTCCTCTCCTGCGGACACTGCCTCGTCGGGCACCACGGCTGCTGCCCGGGTGGGGTCCGCAACGGCAACGGCCAAATCATCCTCTGTGCCTGCAAGTGGGACGGCTGCAGGGCGGGGCGACCCCGCTGCACCGACTGCAACAACCGCGAGGCCAACGAGATTGGGCCGAACTGGAAGTGCATCGACCGGCAGGACTGCGAGGCCGAGCAGGAGCGCAAGCTCGCGGCCAATCCGACGATCCAGTGGATGCGGAATCTGGAGCGCCAGAAGCGGCCCGTTGCGATCTCGGAGGACGCGGGAGCGCTGGAAGGACCCCCGGCGCGTCAGAAGGTCTCCCGGACCCCACGGAAGCCCGCCGAGCCGACTCCCTGTACTTGTGGCTGTGGCGATCTGACCAAGGGCGGCAAGTTCCTGCCGGGGCATGATAGCAAGTACCTCAACCAGCTTGTAGAGGCTGCGGAGCGCGGGGGCCGTCACGCCGACGAAGCCGCGATTCGGGCCGACGCAATCAGCGAAGCTTTCGGAGCCAAATTCCGCAAGCGTGCTGGCATCACTAAATAGAAAAGGAAATACCATGGAACGTCGATACCTCCAGCCCCGAATGTCCTCCAAGGATTACGTCCGCAAGGGAGGGGCCAAGTCTATCCGCTTCACTGCGGACTATTGGGCTGCGCTCCGGAAGCAGAGGCAAGAACAGGAGGCCAAGCTCCTGCGCCGACGGGTAGTCGCCCATTGTAGGTTTATGGACAGGGACGGACAGCCGCCGTTGTATGTGTTCTTCGGCGGCGCTCAGGAGCTGCGGCACTGGTCCCAGGACTTCATGCTTGCCCTGCTGGAGGTCGGGGTAGGGTTCGAACCTCGCCAAGACATCGTTGCGGCCCGCCCGGAGCGGATACGCGGGCACCGTCGCCGGTTGGTGGCGGTCTGGTCCTCGGACCCGACCCCGGTGGGGGAGCGGGCACGGCTGGCGGAGATCGACACCATGTACTGCATCGAGCACATGAACCAGATGAACGGATACGAGGTTTCACGTGAAACTACCAATGCCTAAGGACGACGCCTACGGGCGAATGATCCTCGCGGTGGACCCCGGGGACGAACACGTGGGGGTGGCGTGGCTGGACCGGGAGCCGAAAGGCTGGGCGGTCGTATTCGTCACTGAAATGACCCCGGCTGAGTTCCTGGACTACATCTTGCCCGCGCTGCAGTCGGGTCTGTTTAGGTACTTTGTACTGGAGTCATTTAGCCTCTACGCGGACAAGCTCAAAGAGCAGATCGGCTCGGAGATGTTGACCTCGCAGATGATTGGCGCGGCCAAGTTTGCGGTGAAGATCGCGAATGATTCCAGCCACTTCAACCCGAACATGCAGATCGAGGTCGAACTCGTGATGCAGCAACCGGCAGTGAAGGCCCCGGCGTTCGCAATCCTGGCCCGCAAGAAGTACACCTTCACGGCCAAGCGTCTCAAGGTACCCGGCCAGCACGTCATGGATGCGGAGGTCCACGGTATCAAGTTTGTAATGGACACCCTCGGAGAGAAGATGATACGTAATCCGGAGCTTTGGGACGTGGCCCCACTTGACAGCTAGTCAAGGAGTATGGTTTACTGGTGTTTTAGCCACCCCGGGAGGGGTCGCAAGGCCCCTCCCACCCCAAACATTCTAAGGAGCCAAAATGTTCAAGGTAATCGGAGAAAACTCACTCACCGGCAACAAGTGGGACTGCGAGGTGGATATCGCCACCCGAGAAGAGGCCAACCGCATCCGCAGCGGCTACAAGAGCTTGGAGTCGGACTACAAGATTACCTACTACGTGGTACAGGAAGTCAAGACCAAGACCCGCCACTCAATCCCAGCGTCCGAGGTCAAGATCGAGGACGAGCTGCTCACCGACGAGGGCTGGGTAGTCGTCGGAGGAACCATGACCACGGCTGGTATGGACAGCAACGAAATCGGCCTGTTCACCCCCAAGGGCATGATCACCTGCGCACCCAACGCAACCGTTAACGTAAGGAGGGCAGACTAAATGCCGAAGATCCCCAAGCGACCACCGATCACAGAGCGAAGCGAGGCGAGAGAGGAGATCTCCTCTCTCATGCGCCTGAACTGGATGGAGGACGCGTCCAATAACGCGGTCCACTTCGCGGGAGGGTACCGGGACGAGCCGTTCAAGGCGCAAGCCACACTAGAACTCCGGGACGCGCACCGGCTGATGCTGGAGCTGATGCACGACCCAGAGACCAAGGGAGGCCGGGACCTCGGGGCCAAGTACGTAGCCCGGAGAGCCGAGCAGCTCCAGAACAGCTACCAGCCAGTAGTAAACCAGAATGACTGGAAGCCCGTAAACACCGAATCCGAACCACCATTCTAGGAGAATGAAATGACAACAACAGTTGATGTACACTACGAGGACGGCTCCGGTCGCGCGTATGCATTCAAGACCCAGATACCCGGCCTCACAGAGGGCGACGCGGTACTAGTGAAGGACCGCTCCGGGATTCACGTGGCAGCGGTCGTCCGCTCACCCTCCCTGAACCCCGGGAAGGCCAGCGCGTGGGCCTTCCAGAAGGTGGACCTCGACGCACTCAAGCGCTGCGAGAACCGGGACCGAGTGCTCGGTCTCATCAAAATCCGGGTGGCAGAACGTCAGGCCCTGGATTTGGCCTACAAGCTGGCCGAGGAAGACCCCGAACTAATGGCACTAGTACAGGAGCTGGAAGCATGAGCACCCACTACACCGCGAGGGTAGACATCGTGAAGGTCACCAAGACCAACATCAACAGTCGCGACCCCCAAGGCCAGCGTGATAAAGAAGAGATCATGAACGTCACCCTCCGGGACGAGTCGCTCCCGGCACTGGTCCGCAAGGTCACCGCAATCATGGAGGTCAACGTCCCGACCCCCGCACAGGAGTTCGTAGTCAATCTCACCAAATCAGTCAAGGAGGAACAGAAATGAACAAGAAACTCTGGGCCGCAATCGGGGCCTCCTGCCTCGTAGCGGGCGCAATCGGTGCCGCTGCAGGTACCACTCCCACGGCTCCGGTGGCGGCACCCGTAGCCTCTCAGACCCCGAAGGCCACTAGGACCCCCGCGCCCGCTCCGAGTCCCTCCGTGGCCCGCGTAGCCCCTACGCCGACTAAGGCCGTCAACGAGTACGTCCAGTACGTCCGGGACAACACCTCCACCCTGGCCCCAATGACCGACGGCGAGATTATTCTGCTCGCCAAGGACGCATGCAAGCGGCTGGAAGCCGGGAGCGACTACCCGACCGTAGTAGCTATCGCGGCTGCAGGGTCCGATGATCCGACGTTCGTAACTCACGACCTGCCGATCCTGATCGGTGCAGGTGTGGTCCGCTACTGCGACGAATACAGGATCGGCTGATGGACTGGCTCTGGTTCCTGCTCTGGATCGTGACTTTCGCCGTCGCCATGTACTACTGGTACCGGTGGCGGGAGGAGCGGTCCCAGCGCGAGCTGAAAGAAGCTTCGGACTTGAACGACGCGGAATTCAGCAGGTCATACGCACGCTACCGGCAAGCCCAGTGGGCGGACTACCGGGTGTGGAAGAAAGCCAACCCCGAGGCCGACGCTACGGACTGGCCCGGGTACATTTCACATGAGGAGTGGCGTCGTGCCGAAGATAACTAAAGAGCGTGCTATACTGACCGTTCTGGACCACGTAGACCCGGAGGACATCGGGTGGATCGCCGGAGCCTTGCTGGGCCAAGCCATGGCCCACAAGATGTTGGGCAAGTACGACCAGAAATCAATCAAGGAGTGGAAAGCCGCAGATGCCCGCAATACAGATAGTTAGCTATTCGGAGCTGGACTCGTTCCGGCAATGCCCGCTAAAACACCTGCTGTCCTACAAGCAGCGGTGGACCAAAGAGAAAGCCGAGGACTCCGCGCTCGGCAAGGGTACCCTGTGGCACAAAGTCATGGAGGACCACCACCTCGTGCTGCAGCGGCACCAGCAGGAGATGAAGTTCCGGACTCCGACCCCACAGCAGGCCCGGGCGATCCTCGGGGAGGCACGGGACGCGGTACGGAAGCACTTGGAGGAGCCGGGGGGCTTCCAGTCCCCAACCCAGGAGCTAATCGAGTGGGTGTACGCCGGTTACGTCGAGTTCCATGGGGTGGACGACGAGTGGATGATCCTCGGAGTGGAGCTGCCCGCGCAGGTCCCGCTGCCTTGGCCGGACGGACGACCGAGCCACTACCACCTGAAACTTAAGATTGACCGCCTGATCAAGTCCAAGCGGGACGGCCAGCTCTGGATCGAGGACCACAAGTCCGGGGCGAACAAGCCCAGCATGTTTGAGCTGCAGCTCGACGACCAATTCGGCCTCTACACTTGGGCTATCAAGACGCTGGGTCACGAAGTGATGGGGTCGATCCACTCCTACAGCCGGACCACCCGCAACACCGCCGACCATCCGGGGTACGAAGGTAAGCTCAAAGCGCAGACGCTGGAGGATCGGAACGAGCGGTATTACTTGAACCGGTCCGACCGTGAGATTAAAGCGCTGGCCGACGACGCATTTGCCGCTGCCCGCAACGCCTACCCGCCCAAGTCTCTGCAGCTTCCACTTTATTCGGCACCGGACGTTCGTCAGTGTGGCTGGAAGTGCGACTACAAGGAGGCTCACCTCATGTTGCGTGAGGGCCTGTCCATCGAACACGTGATGAAGGCCGAGGGCTTCCATCAGGACTTCACGAGGCACTAAAAATGTTCACGTCATTTTGTGGCAAAGAGGAAGACCACGTTTCGCACCGGTACTGGATCAATGACGGAGCCGATATGGGAAGCACCGAATACACCTGCAACGGATATGGGATATTCAGGATATGACCAAGGACCAAGATCCAGCCGACTCGTTCCTGTCCGACCTGCTCGGAGGCAAGAAACCCGCACCCGATCAGATCGTGCCCTCGGAGCCAAGCGCCGATATCAAGGCGCAAACCAAGCACACCGGGGACGTGATGAAAGAGCTGATGCGCAACGGTCTAACCCGCGAGGAGGCATTCTACATCGTGTCCCGAATGTGGCCGCATCACTGCGGTTAGACCCGGCTTGACACCTAGCCAAGCCTAGTGATTAGATAGTGAAGCACCACCCGACCAGACGGGAGCCGATCTGGAATGATTAAACACGAAAGAGGACGTTTTGCCACGCCAAACACCGAAAGCCAAAAACGCTGCGATCGCCGAAGCGATCCAAGCCACGGCACTCCCCATTGAGACCGAGTACGTACCGGCTGGGGACGACCAGCTCGACGATCTCTTCGCTCCAGTGGACGACATCACCGACCACTACAACTTCTGCTTCTACGGGCTGGAAGGCTCCGGCAAGACTACGGCGATTGCGACCGCTGCGAACATCGCTCCGGAGGGAAGCCGGGTTCTGATCATCAACGCCGAAGGTGGCGTGAAGAAGAAGGCACTTGAACGCCGAGGAATCGACACCAGCAAGATCGTGCTGTGGCCGAATCCGAACAAGGGCGAGAAGGTCACTCGCAAGGGTATCGAGCGGCTCTACCAGCGCCTCGACGCAGACCTCGCCAAGGACCCGAACTCGTGGTTTGCGATCGGCTGGGACTCCATCACCGAAGTTCACGCCAAGGTGGTCTCTGATGTGGCGAATGCCCGCATCCAGAGGGCCAGGGATCGCGACGTAGTAATCACCGAGGTGGACGAGTTCTTTACCGACCGCGACGATTACGGCGTAATGTCGAAGATGGTCAATGACCTTCTGCGCAAGTTCCGCGACCTGCCCACCCACTTCATCGTGACAGCACTGGAGCGCCGGGACGTGGACGAAAAGACCTCCAAGGTGAGCTACGGTCCGGCAATCACACCGGCTCTGCAGACCTCGGTCCTCGGTTACACGGACGTCAACCTCTACTTCAAGGCGGAGGACGAGGATGGCCCGTTCCGCGCACTGGTCAAGGGTGTGGGCACCTATCGCACCAAGGACCGGATGGGCGGACTGCCTAAGGTGATCGCCCAGCCTTCCATGGAGCGCGTATTGGGCTACATCGACGGCGATATCGAAGAAGGGTCGGACGACCTCCAGAAAACTCTCCCGGCAATCAGGGTGGCGAAGCCCAAGGCGTCCGGGAAGATCCGCAAGACAGCGGCGGAGAAGAAAGCCGAAGCGGAGGCCGGGACCGAAGAGGTCACGACCGAAGCTGCGGAAGCTGACACCAACGACGACGACTAGCCAGCTCGCGTCATGCAGTACCCGGAGACACAACGCTCCGGCAAAACCAAACCAGATAGGAAACACTAGAAATGCCTAAGCTCAACAAAAAAGCCGCTGCCGCCGTCGAAACCGCCGAGGCCGTATCGGGAGACTTCGCACTGCTGGACCCCGGCTACTACTTCTGCCAGCTCCACAGCGTTGAGGTACAGGACGGCAACTACGCTCCCCAGTGGAACGCGACCTTCGAGAACCTCCACAAGAAGGAAACCCTCGAAAAGGTCAGCGGTAAGCAGTTCCACCGCATGAACGTCGTCACCGAGGACAAGGCCCCGGCCAACTACACCAACGGCGACAAGAAGTGGGCCGGGTTCCTCTCGATGTCCCAGGGCCAGCTCAAGGCATTCTTCGAGGCCTTCGGCTACACTCCGGACTCGGACACCGACGAAATGATCGGCGAATGGGTCGTGATCAAGGTCGGCATCGAGACCATCCAGAGCGGCGCACGCAAGGGCGAAAAGACCAACCGCGTGAAGGCACTGGAGGCCGTGCCGGACGACTTCGACTCGACCGAGCTTGAGCCGACCGGCGACGACACCTTCTAGTCCAAGTCGATTTAACTGCGAGGCCCTCTGTCCACGTCGGGCAGGGGGCCTCGCCCCTTAGGAGTTTCTAGTGGTAAAACTGTCAGACCGCATGTCGGCGGCTCTCGCCGAATACAAGCCCGAATCCATGTTGGATTCGGCACTCGCTCTGGCCCGGGAGGGCTGGAACGTGTTCCCTCTTCGACCCGGGACCAAGATCCCGCTGATCGCCAAGAAAGCTGGAGGTAAGGGTGCACTTGACGGGACAACTGATGAAGATCTTGTCCGAGCTTGGTGGACCAAGTACCCGAATGCGGGAATTGGAGCTAACCTTGGCGACGACCGGTTGGCGATTGACCTCGATTTCAACCATGGTGCTACCAGACTGGGGTCCCTACCGGATACGCGTACGCACCACTCTGGACGCGGCAATGGGAACCTACATCTTATATACCGAGTTGAAGCCGGATCTGCTGGAGCTGCGGTCAAGTCAGGAACTCATGTATTTGGTCCAGGCATCGATATTAGAGCAGGTCGGGGATCTTACATTGTAATGCCTCCCACGCCACACGAAGAATCTGGCGACCCATACACGCTGGACGAGTTCTTCCGGGACGAGCACACCCTGACGGACGACGAGCTGGCCCTGATTTATCAGGAGGCCGGGGTAGCCCAGCCTGCGGCCAGCCGTGGGGCACAGAAGGGACTCTCAGTGGTGGCGGGGGCCAAGAGCCACAAGAGGCCGATGGAGTCCTACGCGGGTACCCTCGCGGGGCTTCTGGCGGACCCTCCGGGCGAGGGTGGTCGCAACGACTGGTTCACCCGGGTTTGTGGTTTCGCGGCGAAGAAGGCCAGCAGGTTCAACGACTACGAGATCGAAGTGATCGGGCACGCCGGACGCATGCCTCACCCGCTCCCGATTGAAGAGCTGCAGAAGACCCTGAACTCGGTCTGGGAGGCGGAACAGGCCAAGCCTGACAAGATCCTGCACGAGGGCAACGGGTTCTTGACCGGGAACAAGGCGCGGCTGTTCTGTCAGATCTCCTTCAAGGAGGGGGACGAGACGGTTTACGCGCAGGCTCCCTACGCGGACTTCGATATTGAGGCCCGGGGTGTGGCAGTGGACGAGACCTCCCGTCGCCTGTACTGGGTGCGGATCTACTGGGGCGGCAAGTTCTACGACACGACTCTGCCGGGGGAGACTCTGGGTAATGAGAACGGGTTCAAGACGTGGCTCGCTGCCCGGGGTATGAGCGTAGACCAACCTTTCATGGCCAGCCCCAAGACGCCACCCGCCACAAGAATCCTCCGGTACCTGAACTCCCAGCACCCTCCCGAGGTCAAGATCGTGACCACGCTGGGCTACGATGAAGTCATGGACGGATTCGTGACCCATGAGGGCCTGATCACCTCGGAGGGCAAGACCAGCAAGGAGGAGGCGCACATTGTGGCGGACCCCTCGTTGGTGGAGCGGGACATCGCCCCGTACTCCTACGGGATGGAGCGGGACCGGGCAGAAGCACAACGGGTGCTGCGGGAGATCCTTTCGTTCCAAGACGAGACGGCGACCTCGGTATTTGGGGCTTGGTGGGCGGCATGCCTGCTGAAACCCCAAATCCAGGACCGCACGGCATTGTTCCCGTTCTTCGGGGTGGAGGCCGCGTCGGAGTCGGGCAAGACGAACGGCTTCTTCGATCTGATGGTAGAGCTGAACGGCAACACCCGGGGGCAGATCGTCCCGACCCGGCCAGTGCTGCGGGACTACGCCTCGGCCAACAAGAATGGGATCGTCTGGGCGGACGACTTGGACTCGCTGGAGGCGTATGGCGAGCTGCTCCGGGCGTCCACGTCCAACGGCACCGCTTCCAAGATGGAGGCGGACCGGAACGGCATCCGCAACACGAAGGTGGTCGCCCCGATTCTGGTGACGGGTGAGGCTTTGGGGTTCGGGACGCAGAAAGCGCTGATCGACCGGTCGGTGGTCCTGAATATTACCAGTCCAAAGGGTAGGCGCTCCAAGCACGACCCGGAGAAGCTGCAGTGGGAGGACGTACAGGACCTGAGGTCCCAGTACCCCAAGTCCCAGGGTGGATTGAGCGTTCTGGCGGGCTGGTATGTCCAGCACGCGCTGCAGAGCACGAAACCTGCCCTCAAGGCACTTAACGAGGCGGCTCGGGGGATCCCGGGACGACACGGGGACAAGCTGGCGGTCCTGAGGGCCGGGGCTAGGCTGCTAGATTCTCTCTTGGGGCACGAGGACCCGTGGAGCGGGCAGGGCGAGCACGCACGCCGGGTGGATGCGTGGGCGGGTGATCACTCTCAGACGCTGGATCAGGACAACACCCTGACGATGAAGGTCCTGCCGTGGGCGCTCCGGACGTTCGACTACCCGGAGAAGCCGGAGCGGATCACCGAGGGTCGGTTCCAGTCGCTGATTACGCCGGTCGTAATTAAAGGTGACCTTGAGTCACTACAGCAGCCCGGGTTGGACGGTTCCGGGGGAGAGATTTTCTATTCTCCGACGCTGTTGGCGGAAGCTTGGAAGCGGGAGCAGGGCTGGAAGGTTGACGAGCGGACCGAGACGGTATCTGCACTGAGTCAGCAATCCCAGGCTTTGGCTGCGGGGCACAAGGTGATGCGGGTAGGAGGTAGTTCTCAGAGGTTCCGGAAGCTCCCGGCAGAGTACTTGACAACGGTGCTCCGGCGTGCTGAGGGGTCCTAGTTACAGGCTGGAGGGCCTCTTCTGTAGACGAGCTGTAGACACGGTTTAGTTTAAGGAAGCCCGAAAGGACGGGATCTGGGAATGACTGGTTACAGAGTTACAATAGTTACAATATAGTTTCTTTTTTCATACGTACGGGAGAGGGGATCGGGTCTAGTCCGGTCTCCTCTCCTTTCTTATAAGGGGTCATGCCGGGAGGCTGTAACAGTGTAACGGATATACTCTCTGGCCCGGAAGGACGCGGCGGGAGACGTATACGGCCATACTGTAAGGCCCCTGTAAGCGGTGTAACAGACACCCGGCTTGCACAGTAGGCAAACCTGCTGGTAGAGTAGTCTCCGTACCACAACAACGATCTACAGGAGCCAACACGCAATGAGTGAAGTAAAGATGGAAGCATTCCTCGGACCGCGCAAGCCGGAGACACTGGCTGTCGGGATGGGCGAGGACGGGGCCTCCGTAGCGGTCGTCCGGGCCTTCCACGACTCCGACGAGTGCGAGTGGGTCGGGGCCTACCAGACTACAGAGGAGGCCGTAGAGGCGATCCACGAGGCCTCAGGCGGACCGAACACCTACGGGATCGTCTGCTCGGTCCGGAAGGTAAAGTAGTGGTAGTAATGCCGGAGCGGGTCCTTCCCTCGGACCTGCTCCACCTCTACAAGCATGGGATCACCCCCGGGTCCAGTATGGCAGTGGATACCGAAACCTCGGGACTGCGGGTGGACGAAGGGGCCAGGATCTCCACGGTTTCGGTCGCTTGGTTGGACGAGGACAACGAGTGGGATTTCATTCAGACCGAGCAGTGGCCCTCCGGGATCAGCACTAATCGAATGGAGCCAGTACATGAGGGCTTCCCGGACGTACGGGTGATTTCGTTTGCATGGCCGTTCGATCAGGGCGTGTCCAACACCGGCAAGCCCGAGGACAACGGACAGGAGACCCTCTGGCCGGACGCGGAGAACCTGCCGCTGTCCGAATGGACCGCACTGCTGGAGTTCATCCGGCTGGTAGGCGAATCACACAGCCTCGACATGCAGAACGCCAAGTTCGACTGCCACCAGTTCCGCGCCGGAGTCCGTCGCTGGCCCGGTATCGGGGACGACTTTATGGAGCTGGTCGAGTGGGATACCCAGAACGGCAACGATCTGGTGTTCGGTTACCTGCCTTCCACCTCGCTGAAAGGTCCGGGTACGGCGACCGAGCATTTGTGGGGAGAGGGCGAGTCGGACGAGAAGCACGTAATCTCGGCCTACCTGACCAAGAAGAAGCTACCCAAGGGCCGCTGGGACCTGATGCCGTGGGACGTAATCGCTAAATACGCCGATCAGGATGCCCGACTTACAGTACGGTTGAAGCACGTCCAGCAGGATAAGATCTTGTACGGTGGGGTTCCGTGGATGGATGGGAAACAGGGCCGCATGACTGCGGACGAGGCATTCCTCCGCCGCATGAATATGACCCGGCTGCTGTTCGCGATGGAAAAGCGAGGTCTGCCCTTCGACATCGAGGAGGCCGAGCGTGCATCAGCGGAACTCAAGCGACGTGCAAAGTCATTCGCCCAGGATCTGCCGTTCAAGCCCGCAACACTGGACATGGCCAAGCACTACTGGTTCGGTACCGGCCTCAAACAGGGGGTGGTCGGACTGGAACAGCCTCCGGTGGCCACGACCGAAGGTGGGGCACCATCCTTGACCGCACACGACCTCGGAAAGCTGATCCTGCAGGACCTGCCCGGGGCTTCGGTCTGGCGCAACTTCGCCAAGTGCCAAGATGCGGATTCCCGCTGGTACGAGGGCTGGGTGACCAAGGCCGGGGCTGATGGTCGGCTGCGGACTTCGGTCCGGCAGAACGGCACCCGCTCGGGCCGGTTCAGCGTCGAGGGTATCCAGCTCCAGGCTATCCCGCAGAACTACAAGCTGTCCGGTTATGAGGGCATGGACGACATTCCCTCGCCTCGCGCCCTGATCGGGTCTGCGGTGGCGAAGATGCCGGACTGGGAGATGTGGGAGCTGGACTTGGCCAACGCCGAGTTGAGGGTGGCGGCTCTGTTCGCCGGGTGCCAGCGTATGCTGGACATGATCGACAAGGGAATGGACCTCCACGGCGAAACCGCCAAGGAACTGTTTGATGCGTCCGAGGACGACGAGAACTGGGACCAGCGCCGGTCAATCGCCAAGCGAGCAAACTTCTCACTGATCTTCGGGGTCGGCTGGGCAACCCTCCAGCAGAACATCGAAGTCAACACCGGTATCGTGCTCTCGGATCGGGAAGCACAGGTTCTGGTTAAGGACTGGAATGGCCTCTACCCGGAGTACAAGCGGGCGATCAACATCCACATGGATCGGATCGCGACCCGGCAGAAGAGCAAGAAGGAACTGGGTGGGTACCTGCAGATGTCCAACGGCGAGCGCCGCTGGTTCGCCTCGCATGAGGACACCCACAAGGGGTTCAACCAGCGGGTGCAGCCCTCGTTGGCTCAGTTCGGGATCGACTGGTGGACGCTGGCAGACGCTTACATCACCAGCCAACTCACGCCGGAGGAGTTGGAGCACGGCGGAACGGTCCTGCTGGTACATGACTCCATGGTGTTGCTCCTGCCTAAGGACCGGGCCGAGGAGATCATCGAAGAGGTTATCCGAATCGGGGTCGAGTTGTGGTCCCGGACGTTCGTTGGAGTCCCGGGTGGCGTGGACGCCAAGCCCTGGAACAAGTAGACTTACCTAGTATCGAATAGATTTCTGTTTCACGTGAAACAGATAACCCAACAGAAGGAAATAAATTGAGCAACGTTATGGTAGTAGTCGGCGGGCAGTACGGCTCCGAGGCCAAGGGACACATCACCGCACAGCTCGTAAAGCAGGCAGTGAAGTCAGGTCGGCACGTAGTCAACGTCCGGGTAGCTGGCCCCAACGCCGGTCACACCGCCTACGACGACGAGGGCCAGAAGTTCGCATTCCGGCAGGTACCGGTGGGCGCAGTGATTGAGCCGATCGTATCGGTGATTGCTGCAGGCTCCGAAATCGATCTGGCAGTGCTGGTCGAGGAGATCCACTTGGCGCAGGACCACGGCCACGTTATCCAGCTCTTGATCGACGAGAATGCGACCTTGATCGAGTACCACCACAAGATGCAGGAAGCCGAGGGCAAGATGGTCGAAAACATCGGCTCCACGGCCAAGGGTATCGGTGCTGCCCGTGCCGACCGGATCTGGCGCAGGGCACGTCGCCTCCGCGACTCCGAACCCGCGTTGAAGTTGCTGGCGGACATTTCCGGGGTCCACGTGATTGATACGGTCAAGTACCTGCACGGGCAGGCCACACAGCCCAACGTCAACATCATAATCGAGGGAACCCAGGGCTACGGTCTCGGGGTCCACACGGACGCCTACCCGCAGACCACTAGCTCCGACTGCCGCGCCATTGACTTCTTGGCCATGGCCGGGATCAGCCCGTGGCACCCGGGGATCGAGGCCACACAGGTCATTATTGCTTGCCGGGTGTTCCCGATCCGCGTAGCGGGCAACTCCGGCCCGATGAAGGGTGAGACCTCATGGGAGCAGCTTAACCTGCCGGAGGAGCGCACCACAGTTACCCAGAAGGTGCGCCGGGTCGGTGCTTGGGACGGGGCCTTGGTGAAGGCCGCTTTCGAGGCCAACGGCGGGGTTGCGATTGATCACGACGACATGGAGGGCCAGTTGATGCAGCTCGTGTCCGGTGGGCCTAAAGTCATGGTGGGTCTGACTATGCTGGATCAGGTGGTCCCGGAGATTGAGGGTCTGACGACGTTCGATGATCTGGACGAGCCGACGTTCTCTAAGGTCGAAGAGTGGATCAACAAGATCTACGACGAGACCGGCGCTCAGGTCGCGATGATCACGACCTCCCCCAAGACCGCTGTACTGTTGGGAGCCTGAGCCGTGGCAGAATACGTAATCAATCACGCACTGAACTGCGCATCCCTGATCCCGACCATCATGCCGGAGACCAAGCGTCCTTGCTCCTGTGGAGCCGAGGAGCACGAACAGCGAGCGCAGAACCTGAACAAGCGTCCGATCCCGCTGGAGCAGGTGGGCGAGCTGGAAGAGACCGAGGACGGCCTGTCCGGCCTGTTCAAGCTCCATGGGGTCGAGCTGAGTGAGCAGGAGCGCACCAACCTGCAAGCCAACATCGACCGAGGTAAGATCTTGTCGATGTCCGCAAAGGAGGTCCGCTCGGTCTCCGAGACCGGAGCCGAGAAAGGCGTCAAGGAAGCTAGGTTCAGCTTGATCCCCGTAGGTCCACTCGAACAGGTCGCTATCCACTTCGGTCGTGGAGCGCAGAAGTACGAAGTCCACAACTGGCGCAAGGGCTACGAACTGAGCAAGAGCTACGACGCGCTCCAGCGTCACGCCAACGCTTGGTGGGCTGGGGAGAACCTCGACCCGGAGCTGGGCACCTCCCATCTGGCGGCTGTGGCGTTCCACGCCTTGGCCATGATGGAGCTGATGGAGACTCACCCCGAGATGGACGACCGCTACAAGCTGGAGGAGCCGAAGTGAAATTAGTACACCTGCTCAACGCCGAAACCCAGGAATTCGAATGGATCAACGTCAACTCGATTGGTAGGTTTTGGGCTTCCAAGAACAGGTCCGAAGCCGCAGGTGGGCAGTCGAACACGATAATCGAGTTCAGGCACTCTGGTGCCTTCGAAGTCGAGTACGAGATTAATCCCTACGAACTGTCGGCTCAACTCTGATGGGGAAGCCCAGCAAGGCGGCACAGGCCGCGTACATCAAGCGAATCGACGCGCTCAAGAACCGACTGCTCGACCTCTGCGCCGATAAAGAGCAAGGACTCGACGTGGACTCGGAGTTCCAGCGGGTCCGGCGCTACCACCACGAGGACGAGATCCCGATGATCGAAGCCTACGAAAAAGTTATTGACGAAATCACTACGAAAGGACCGGTCCGACTGTGACCAAGACACTATACCTCGCCTACCCGATCGACTTCTCAGGCGGGCACTCGGTCACGGCCCAGATCGCGGACACCGTAGCGTGGGCCAAGGACAATATCTTCCGTGACTCCGGAGTACTCGCATACGATCCGGGTGCCGCGTGGACTGTCGGAGGCCGGAGGAAGGTCACTCCGGAGCTGCAGAAGATCAATCAGGCCGCGATCCAGCAGTCCGACGCCATGCTGGCCTACGCTCCAGCCGGAGTGAGGTCCTGGGGTGTACCGGCTGAGGTTGAGCGAGCAGCACTCCGGGGGATGAACGTCGCGATCATCACGGACGGCGACCCCTCGTGGGCCATGCCGGTCGGACCCAACATCGCGGTGTTCCAGTCGAAGCCGGACTGGAGCCACGCAACCATCGAGGCAATCGGGTGGCTGGCCGACCAGAAGCTGCCCAGCTTCGCCAAGGGCAACCCTGCCCGCGAGCGCAAAACCCTGCAGTTCGCTGCGGTGGATGAAGCGTCCGAGGTACCGGTCCAGTTACCTACCCGCGCCTACAACGACGACGCCGGGTTGGACCTGTTCGTCTCCGAGTCTACGTGGGTTCCGGCCAACGGGTTCGTGGATATCAGGTCCCACATCAAGGTCCAGTTGCCTGAGTGGAGCTGGGGCTTCCTCGTCGGACGCTCGTCCACGCTGCGCAACAAGGGGCTGATGGTGAACCCCGGGATCATCGACGCGGGCTACCGGGGGGAGCTGTTCTCCGGGGTCCAGAACATGACCTCCAAGCCGGTGCACGTGGAGGCGGGTGAGCGGGTCGCCCAACTGATCGTGATCGGCAACGGTACCCGCCAGATCGAGCCGGTGATGGTACCTGAACTCGGGTCGCATGCCCGAGGGAAGAACGGGTTCGGCTCCTCCGGAGTCTAAATACAAAGAGACCCCCGGTCCTGAGTGGGCCGGGGGTCTCGTGCTATTCGCTTAGTCCCATTCGTACATTATGGCCTCTTCGACCGTCTCGACCGAGACCAGGGTCTCGCCGGGGGCCGCGTGCCGCTTGTGCTCCGAGAGCCAAAGCTCCGTGCCGTCCTGCTGGGACTGGACCTTGAACCAGACCCGGCCTGTCTGGACGTTGACGAAGACCTCGCCGGTCGTGAGCGGCGGCTCCTGGCCCTCGGCCTCGTGAATCCGCTCCAGCTCGGCTCCGATGGTGTTGAGCTGCTCTACGAGCTGGGCGGCTGCGGGGTTGATCATTGGTGGCTCCTTCGGTTGTGAGGGGCTGTCTGCCCCTCTAAATTCAATTAAACCATATCCTTGCCCGCGTGTCAAACCCGGGTACGGGTCGGCCCCGGACTTTCGCCCGGGGCCTCGCTGCTAGTCGCCCAGCTTATCCAAGTCGCGCTTCCTCGCCGTGTTGTAGCAGATCGTCCGGATCAGGGCGACCGAGACTCCCCACTCCGAGGCGATCAGGCTGGTCGGCACTCCGTCCGCGAACTCCTCCCGGATCTTCGCCATGGCCGCGTCCTGCAGCTTCCGCCGACGACCAACGGCGTCGTAGAAGAACTCTGCCTTGTAGGTGGCGGGCTTGCTGTTCTTGCGCTTGTTCAAGGTTGGCTCCTTATCGAACTGGACCGGCCTTTCCGGTCCATAATTTAATTAAACCATATCCGTGACCGTGAGTCAAACCGGACACACAGGAGAACCCCGGCGTAACAGCCGGGGTTCCTTGGTGTTACGCGGTGACCGTTATCCACTTGCCGGAGCCGTCGCGCTTCTCGTTGCGCTCGGTCACCTCGTGGACTCCGGTCTGTCCGATGAAGGCTTGGCGGCTGGTGCGGGTCGGGTATTCCCAGCGACCGACCTTCATCGTGCCTCGGGTGTAGCGACCATCCTCATCGCCGAACATCGGCTCCGGGACCTCCGCTGCCGTCTCCTCGGCGTGCGCGGCCTCTTCGGCGGCTACGACCTCCGCGATCTTTCCTGCGGGCTTTGCGGGCTTGTCGGAGGGCTTGCGGGTTGCAGTGCGCTCGGCCTTCTTCGCGGCCTTCTCCACGAGGCGCTTGCTCATGGCGTCCGCCTTGTGGACGAGGTTCGCGGTCGGCAGGTCCATCAGGCTAACCTCGGCCTCAGTGCCGTTCAGGACAGCCTCGGCGATTGCCCGGGCGACGTTGCCAGCGTGGCGGGCATCGTGTCCCGGCTTGTACATTGTCTTGGCCGAGCTGGTGGCCTCGCCGCAACCGCAGGTGCAACGACGGGTGGTGACTGCCTTGGCGGTGGTGTTGGTGTTCTCGCTCATTTTTGGCTCCTACTTAGCGGGTTCGTTATCGGACCGGCTGGCCCGATATTTCTATTCAATCATACCCTTGACTGTTTGTCAAGTTGGTGGGGCCGGAGGGTGTCGAACCCTTGCGACTGGCCATATCCAGCCGGTCCCAGTGGGGGTCCTTATCGGACCCCCGGGGAGGTTACTTGCTGACTGCCGCGACGTACTTGGCGAAGAGGCGGGGGGACAGGACCGAGGTCTCCTTGGGCTGCTTGCCGGTGGTCTTGGTCTCGGCTACGAGGCGGGAGACGTGCTTGGCGTCGTGGCCCGGGCGGTAGTGGGCCTTCTTGCCCTGAACCTGAGTGCCGCAGCCGCACTTGCAGCCGGTACCCTCGGCGACCTGAGCGGTCGGGGCCTTGCGGGTCGTAGGGGCTGCAGCTTCCTCGACGATTTCGAGCTTCTGATCGTTCTTGACTGCCAGCGCTGCGGCAGCTCCCTTGGAGGTGAGTTCGATCCACGGGCCGTCGTCTCCGGTGGCGTCCTCGGTCTTGACGAGGTACCCGTCCTTGACCATCCGAGTGATTGCCCGGGCCGAGAGGGTGGAGGAGTACGGCATTTCGTCCCGCATTGCGTCGTACCAGATGCCGGAACCCTCGACGATGCCGGAATCGAAGTAGGAGAATTTGCTGTTGCCGAGGTCAATCAGGGTGTTGATTGCGGCCTTTTCGGTGTTGCTGAGCTGGTTCTTTGCCATTTTCGGCTCCTTCGTTCTGTCGGGGTTCCGGGTGAACCTCTAAGTACTACTTTACCATAACCTTGCCCTTGAGTCAAGTGGACCCCAAGGGCAAGATATTAGGTTACTTTGTGTTACGGTCACGCGGGGCCTCGAATGGCTGGATCTTGAGTTCCACGAGTCGGTCCCGGAGTCGGCCCCTACCATAATTGATGATTGCGTGGTAGAGGCGGTCCTGCAGAGCCGCTGAGGGCAACAGGATGAAGGCGTCCGAGATCTGGGTCTGGAACTCCTTGGCTTTAGTCTTGCCGTGCTCCACACCATCGATACCGTTTAGGATCTCGATCAGGAGGTGGGATATGTGTTTGCTGTCGTGCCCGGGCCGGTAGACGCTCCGGTAGCTGGCGGTGGCTTCCCCACAACCGCAGCGGCAAAGCGTGGAAATCGGACCCGTTGTGGGTGCTGGAAAATCGACCATGCTGTTAGCTCCTTATTCGACTGAGACCGAATTGGTAGGACCCCTTGCCCTCCTAGTGTAATCCCCGATTTGCCCGCTTGTCAAGATATGTGAGTGGAGGCCAGCTAGACACGCAGTCAAATATAGTGGTAGAGTGGTCTCCAGACCCAGCCGGGGTGGCTCCTTACGGCTCGGGTCCTAGGAGGCCCGGAGGAGATAGCTGGTCGAAAGACCCGCCAGGATTCGAATCCGGGCCTCTACTAGTATCCAAGGAGCTGAGATAGGGAGCCAATGAAAGACTGCATCAACGAGGACGGGCAGGCCGAACCCGGGTTCCTGCTCTGCACCATCTGCTCGTACCGGCTATGGCAGGAACTGCACTGGTTGGCCGACGTATACGAACCTCTGTTTGAGGCCCTCACCCGGAGGATGAACATTGAAGAAAAAGCGGAACAAGTCAAAGTCCAAGGGTCGAAAGACCCTATGGTTACGGGTATCGCCCTCAATGACGACGCCGCCAAAGTCCGGCACGATATACGTGGAATCGCTTATGCGGGCCGGGGGTGGATTGGCCTACTCAATGGCGGTACAGCTAGGGGACCCGGACGAAAGACCGTACCCTACGAACTCAGGTACCTCGCCCGCAACTTCGACCAGCTAGACCGGGACCCGACCGGGGAAGAGAAGATGCGGCACTGGGGAGCCAGGATCATCGCCGCAAGGCAGGCCGCAGAGAAACTAATCACCCCAGATCCACTCAACTCGGCCTACTTCTACCGGGTGGAGAATCTGTCCTGCTCGGTCCAGATCGGGGACGAAGGACAGGCCATGGAGTGTGGCGGTTCCCTCGGAGTGTGGATGGTATCGGGCCGGATGCTGGACCGGGACTTTAGCTGCAACCTCAACCCGACCCACATCACAACCCGGGAGAAAGCGATCCTCGATGCACACAAGCGGGCGACTCAGGTCAAGGCCGCGACCAACCTAATCCGCGCAATCTTGAGCAAAGGGGCCAAAGATGGTAACTTACCTAATCAAGTGTGACGAATGTGGGACCTGCAGCCAACAGGCCACCCCACTTGGCAAGGGCGAATACTGGCTGTGCAAGGTGCACGAGGCCAAACTCGAAAGGAAGATCAATGGATAAGAATCCGGAACCCAAAACCCGGCCAGTCCTGCCCCACACGTTCGGCAGACCAGACCCAGCCAGCCTCACGCGGGAGCAGAGGCGCGAACTCAAGAAGCTGACCAAGCAGAGGGGCCGACCCTACAAGGTCCAGCCCAAGAGGAGCCGATAGTGCTGATACCCGAGGACAGGATCGGGTTCTGGGTACTGGCCCTGTCCGTGGTGGTCCTGCTCGTGATCTGGGTCCAAAACCACTGGCCCCATAGATAGAGGGACCTAGGGTATGGGGTGGGGTTCGTCGGGTATATACCCCCATGTGACGAACCCCACATATACCCAATACTTGACACCCAGTATACTTGACAAATAGAATAGTAACGTTGGTTTCGTTTAATTGAACGGGACCAACAGTTGTATGGAGGTCAGGCCATGGCGGTAGACGAGTGGGTAAATAACTCAGGCCGCAGGCGCAAGATCGCAAAGGAGATGTTGCCCAAAGGGGTGACGGTCCGATGCTGGATCTGCAAGCAGCCCGGTGCCAACCAACTCGACCACATCAAGCCTCGGTCCAAGTACCCAGAGCTGATCTGGGACCGCTCCAACATCGTCCCAGCGCACGACACTTGCAACAATTTGAAGAGCGACACAGAGGGACCCGGGGGACTGGGATTCCACTCCGAGGTATGGTGAGTCCAAGGGCAGATAGGGTCCCCATATAGGGGGCATTCGCGCCTTGAGACTCGCTGAGGTCGGACAGGGTAACCGTGATA